AATCCAAATGAAATGGATCACAGGAAGACTTAAAGAACGTACCTCATGGGATGGTGCGTTTCTTGTTGGTTTGGGAATGATGGTATTATTCCTTGCACCATTGGCAAAAATAGCTGCAGGTATTGCAATCGCATACGGCGCATGGACAATATGGAAGTCTGAATAATGTATGAATATAGAGTAAAAATGCTTCGCATCGTTGATGGTGACACAGTAGATGTTGACATCGATCTAGGATTTGGTGTATGGTTGCGTAAAGAACGTGTCCGTATTATGGGTATCGACACACCTGAGTCACGCACACGTGATAAGGTAGAGAAGAAATTTGGTCTCGCTGCAAAAGCATGGGTCAAAGGTCTTATGCCTGTTGGTAGTCATCAGATCCTTAAGACTGAAATCGCCAGAGATGGTGAGGACAAAAAAGGTAAATTCGGACGTATCTTAGGTGACTTCCTAATCGATGATGTCAGAATGACTGATATGATGATCGAAGCAGGACATTGCGTACCATACTTTGGTGGTTCTAAAGAAGAAACACAGGCAGGACATATGAAAAATAGAGAACGTCTGATCAAAGAAGGTGTAGTAGTACTATGAAACGATTTAACGAGTTCAATGATATAGATGACGTTTGTGAAGACTGTAATATCTACGACGATCTCGTTATAGAAGCTTCAGAGTATCAAGGCAAGGAAGTATCCTTGAACGATCCTGTACGTGGTGGATCTAAAAAGTTCTACGTTTATGTGAAGAACGAAAAGGGAAACGTTGTTAAAGTTTCTTTTGGGGACCCTAACATGGAGATCAAACGTGACGATCCTGCACGAAGAAAGTCATTTCGTGCACGTCATAACTGCGCAGACCCTGGCCCAAAGTGGAAGGCGAGATACTGGTCTTGTTGGCAATGGAGAGCCAGTGCCAAGGTAGACAACTAAATAAATAGAATAAGAAGAACTAACACAAACCCTTAAGGAAAACAAAATGGACTTCAAAGATAAAATCGATAGTCTTTTCGGTGATCTCGTTCGACAGACACTAGAAGAGAGAAAGATCACTGCCGAAGATGCATCGAACAATAAGTCCGATGATGGTGAAGGTCTGGATAAAGCAGATCCGAAAGCAGCAGCAAAGAAATTCAAAGATCGTAAAGATAAAGATATCGACAACGATGGCGATACAGACAGTTCTGACGAGTATTTGCACAAACGCCGTAAAGCGATTGGTAAAGCATTGGCGAAGGAAAATTCTGCAAAAAAGCTTGAAGCGGTAGCTGTTACTGAAAAGAAAGATAAATTTGATCGTGACATGACTGCCGCTGAGAAAAAGAAATTCGATAAACTGTACAAGAAAGCAATTGGTTCACCTGAAGAAAAACGTTTTAAGTTAGACTTTAAAGGTTCTCAAGTTGCCGCAGATGATGCATTCCACGGAATGATTAGACGCAAGGCGATGGGCGAGTCAGTTTCACTTGAAGAAGGCATGGATAACGCCGCAAGAGACATGGAGTCTTACGCACGTAAATCTGGTGGTATCGACAAGAAAGATTTCAACAAAGCCGCTGCAATGATGCGCAAGGGTGATGAAAAGAAACTTGTTAAGTTTACGAATGATCAAGACACAGAAGTACGTGATAAGATTATCGACATTGTTGCAAAACAAGTTGGTGTTCCTAAAGCATCAAAGATGTTTAATGTCAGTATGCGTGAAGAGACTTCTGAAGTAGATCTTGATGCAATAATGGAATGGATCGGAGATACTGATATCGACGATCTCACCGAAGAACAACTAGACGAACTCATTGGACGTGCCATTAGAGGTGTCGCCAAAGGTGTTGGTGCAGTTGCCAGAGGTGCAGGTAAAGGTGCAGTAGGTGCTGTAAGAGGTGGTATTAAAGTCAAGAAGAGACTGTCTACTGCAGGTCGTGCAGATGCCGCAGATCAACGTGCGAGAAAAGCAGAGAAGAAAGCTTCTGATCGTGAACGTATGAACATTGCACGGAAACGTGAACAGGATGCGAAGAAAAGACTTCGTGACGCAAAACGTAATAAGAACAACACCGCAACTTCAACTACAACTGAAGCAGAGGTTGAGGAAGGTAAGCGTGGTTTCATCCTCGCTGCTAAACAGGCAAAAGAAAAAGGTGAAAAATCCTTTATGTTTGCAGGTACAGAATACCAATGTGAATCTTATCGTCTTGATGAAGCATCTAAAACTATTGATGCAATGATGCAAATTGTTGACAGGAAACAAGCGATGAAAGTCGATGGTGTTTTGGTTGACATGTTTACTGCATCTGCTATTACGCAAATTTACAGTAAAGTAAATGATGCGAACAAAGCAAAGATGGATAAGATGAAAGCAACTCAACTTGCAAACGTTGCAATGAAGTTGTTGAAGAAAGAAGAACTAGAAGAAGCCTCTAAGATATGTGAGTCCTGTGGTAAAGTCCACGAAGGTTCTTGCATGGAAGAAAAGACTGAGTGTCCTCAGTGCGATGGCGAAGGATGTGATCATTGCGATGGCAAGGGATATCACGACTCTGGTATCGAAGAGAAGAACAACTATGAGTACAAGAACGGTAAAGTTCACATCTCTAAGAAAGACTTCCGTAAGGTTCACAAAGACTATAAGAACTCTACCAAGGGTAAAGAACGTATGACGGTTCTTGATCCTAAGACACAAGCTACAGTTTCTGCACTTGTACAGTTCACAGAGTCTTCTTTCAAAATGAAGTTTAAAAGATCTCTCAGTAAACGTCTTGGTGAATCATCCAAGAATGAAGAGAAATCTGATGAGGTCGCAAATAGATATAATGAACTTAAAACATTAGCGCCAGTGGAATTGATGAAACTTTATCAAAAGCATTACGGAGACGATGACATAGATAAAGCAAAGAACATGGATAAATCACAACTAATTTCTAAAATTGTCGATAAAGAATTCGAAAGCACAGGAGAAGAATAATGGCACAATGGGGAAAAACAGATACACTGGCAGACGCACCTAAGTATCTTTCAACAGAGGCTGCACAGCCTAACAAATCACATGACAAAGACAATGCCGTCTTTGTTGACACAACTGAAGCAGGTGTTGCATCAAACAGAGCAAAGGGTCTTAAGACTCCAGGCTGGAACTTGTATCACACCTATACAGACGCAAATGGAAACACTCGTCATAAGACAGAATCACTCATTGCAATGAAAGTAACTGCGGCAGACGCAGGTGACTTGGGTATAACAGGTGATACAGTAGACGAAGATCCAAAAGTTGCGGATAGCTAAGAACTGAATAATAAATTATGATATTGACAGAATCAACTTTTTTGATGTACGCTATGAAAAACTATGACAACCCTCACTGTTCGGATATGTCCGAATTTGAGGAAGACATAAAGCGTTTTCAATACTTAAGAAAACTCTTTGGTCGTTATAGATTGGAAAGCCAACTAAAAGAAAGGTTGATTCTGAATCATATGATCATCATATACAATGTATTTGGTGGAAATGGAACCCAAATGTTGTTCATGAAATTACCAGAGTACCATGAGTACTTGAAACCATTTTGTGAATATCTAAATTATATGCCTGAACTCATAGTCTATGAGGGGTTATCTATACACAGAGATAGTATAGTATCAGACGAACAAATATCTCTAGTACTTAAAGGAATATAAACATGGTCGTAGATCTGTTTCTAGTATACAATTTCATTCGTAAACTTGTCACTCCTTTCGAGAAGTGGGAAGCGAATAAGCTTGGAATTATTGACGACAAGGGTAATATTCTTATCAAACGAAAAGATTTCACTAAACGTGCGCAACGACAAGCGTTTGGTATATTTGATCTTATGATCCTCAATCTTAAAAAGGTTCTTGCAAAAGTGCCTGGTGGGTCTACAAGGTTTGCTTCATACGCAGCGGCATTGTTTCTTATTAAAGAATATAATCATTTTTCTGAAGATTCCCTCTTGACAGAGGATATGGATGATGATATAATAGAGCCAGCGCTTTTGAAATTTGAGAATGAACTAAATCATATCTTGGGTCATCAGGGAGATTTAAGTGAAGGAGATTCGTAATGGCAATTGGAATGGAATTTATCTCCAACTACTTTGGTGGAGGTCGGCCTGATGCAATTAGTGAATATTATGGTGTCGGTCCTGGCATCCCTACATCAGGGACTATTCGGTTCTCTGACTTCGACACCTATTTCCGTAATAGAGGCATCACTCCAGGCGCAACATCAGTTACTTTCTCGTTAACAGTGGACGTATAATCATGCCAAAAGGTACTATCTTTAAAAAACCAGAAACCGCAAAAGAGTTTGCAAACCCTGAAGTTCTTATTCAGGGTTATGGTCGTATGCCACTCAACACTCTTAAAAAGAAGGTTGAGAAAGATCATGTTGCCGCTACTAGGTTCCTTAAGATGGGGAACTACGAAGGTTATGACTATGCTATGGAACTGTTACAAATGTTTGTTACTGCCATAGTAGATGTAGAGAAAGAAATGTCTCTACCAAGATACAAACGTCATAAGAAACGTTTATCAGAAGAACCTGCGAACAACGCAGGTGGCGGAAACATTGCAGG